AATTAGTATATATGACAAGTATTCCCGTAATTGATTCAAATTTAGTTTGTTCTGTAGAATGGCAGGGCGATCCTTTTCAATACGATCATGCTTTATCAAAGCTAGGCAATGGTGCAGATAATTTTATCGTGCCTAATCCAACTGTTCTAGTAAATTTAGATCAAATTGTAAACAGAATACCCAACACTGTTAGATGTATTGTATGGAAATGCAATGGTGAATGGATCGCTAAGAAATTTCATAAGGACTGGAATCCTGCCTGGGGATACTTAGATATAGAAGTTCCTGAAAAATTACTTATTATTGATATTGACGATATGAAAATAGAGGTTAATCCTGCATTACCGGGGTTAGAGTATGATATAGATTACATAATTCCCTGGACCGATTACAAATATGAACATATGTGGATGCTGGATAAAAAACATACAGAAAACTTATCAGAAGAAGTCTGGGCTGTTAAAGTACACCCTTCAAAAGAAATAACAGGCACAAAATTAATGGGGTATATTAGTCCTAAAATAACTACTTTGGTTAATCCAGATCTACCTAAAATGAAAATGGACATAGACTACGATATTCAATACTATGATTTTGAATATGAACATGTTTGGTATGTTGATGAAACAGCAGATAAAATTTGGGCATTTAAGATTAAAGCAGTTGACCGCACCGCAGGCGAAAAAGACATGGGTAGTATTGTTTCTTCGATAACCGATAGATTGGATGTTATTTTTATCAGTTATAATGAACCCAACGCCGAGGATAACTGGAAGAAAGTATTAACTCGAGCACCCTGGGCCCTGCGTGTTCACGGAGTTGAAGGTATATTCAATGCACATAAAGCTGCCGCTAAATTAGCCAAAACAGACATGTTCTTTGTAGTAGATGGAGATGCCGATCTTGCAGACGACTGGAATTTTGATTTTCAACCCAGCATATTTGATAGAAATTGTGCATATGTGTGGGCCAGTCGCAACCCTGTTAATGATTTGATATATGGGTATGGAGGTGTTAAACTATTTCCCAAGAGCATCTTGATGAAAAAAAGAAAATGGAATACCTTGGACATGTTTACAGGTATAATGAAAGAAATCAAAGTAAATGATTCAATTAGTTGTACTACTAATTTTAATTCCGACGAATTCAGCACATGGCGCAGTGCTTTTAGAGAGTGTGTTAAACTTTATACTACAAGTCAAATGACCAAACTTACTGCTTGGTTGGAATCGGATATTACCAAACCCTTTGGAAAATATGCAGTTGATGGTGCTCACGCTGGATATGAATATGCAAAAAAGAATAAACTCAATCAAGAAAATTTATTAAAAATTAATGACTATGATTGGTTAAGAAATTATTTTGAAAAGTAATAGAATAAGAAAAATTAAGGGAAAGTAAAGACACCATGAAAAAATTAAATGAGGTTATTTGGGTTAAAAATAATGATGGCAACATAATCTCAAACAAAGAAAATCTAAATAAAGTAAAAAATCTATTAAATGAAACTGGATGTGGGTTTTGTTTGGCTAAATTTACTCAAGTAACTATGCATTTAGGAACCGGACTGGTTCACTCGTGTCACCATCCTCAAGCACATGTTATTCCTCTGGAAGAATTAGAAAACAATCCAGCAGCGTTGTTTAATACAAGTAAGTTAAAAGAAGCAAGAAAGCAAATGCTTTCGGGAGAAAAACCAAGCGAATGCGATTATTGCTGGCGAGTAGAAGACAGAGATGGCACTAGCGATAGATATTTTAAAAGTCTTGAAAGTTGGGCATTACCAAAACACGACACAATACTTGAAAAAGGACATGAAATTGATTACTATCCTACTTATTTAGAAGTTGACTTCAGCAATGTATGCAATTTTAATTGTATTTACTGCGGTCCCGAATACAGCAGCATCTGGGTAGAAGATTTAAAAAGAAACGGTCCTGTTAAATTATTAGAAAATACTAGCAAAGTCCAATGGGTGCAGGGATGGCAAGATTTAGATTCTATTGCATACAAAAATAGGGAACATAATCCATATGTAGATGCATTTTGGAAATGGTTTCCTGAAGCATACAAGAGACTTAAGGTCTATCGCATCACAGGTGGGGAGCCACTGTTAAGCAAAGAAACATTTAGAAGCATTGATTGGTTGATTGAGAATCCTAATACTGAATTAGACTTCAGCATCAATAGTAATATGGGTGTTCCCGACAAACTCTGGTATTCATTCCTAGATAAGATAAAAATATTAGCAAACGGAAACTATATCAAGAAGTTTACGCTATTCACAAGTGTTGACGCCTGGGGAGAAAAAGCAGAGTATCTAAGACCGGGGTTAGATTTCGAATTGTTTAAAAAACGATATGAAGAAGTATTGAACATCGGAGGAGTTAGATGTGTAATTATGTGTACATTTAATATATTGAGTATCACAAGCATACAACAATTATTAGAATGGCATTCAGCCCTGCGCAGTAAATATAATCTTGATAAAGAACTGCTTCATTTGGAAAAACAATTTGATATCAATCTCGGAGGAGAAATATCCCATACTGAAAGAAATAAGATGTCAGGGGATCATTTTGCTATCGTCGGAATTGATATTCCTTACCTAAGGCATCCTCAATGTTTAGACGCACATTTTGCAGATAAAAATTTAATTGAACAATATTTGGCGCCAGCAATTAATTTCATGGCAAAAAATTCAGGAAGTACTCTTTGGGGGATGCATCAAGGATTCGAGCCCTATGAAATTGAGAAGATGAAAAGAATTGTATTTGATATAATTCATTTTAATTCAATACACGATGACAATAATCCGGTTGTAGTGGAAGGTAGAGCAAAGTTTTATGATTTTGTCAATGACATGGATAGGCGGCATAAAAAGAATTTCTTAGACGTTTTTCCGGAATTTAGGTACTTCTATGAAAAGTGTAGACAAAACAAAAACGACATATTAAAAGAAGAAAACAGGTTGTAAAATATATGAAATATCATTTACCTTTTTTATATGATTATGTATTTCCAAACCTGATATTACCTAACGCATTAATAACTGAATACGGAATTATAAATTATCTTCATACCTTATATTCTAATAAAAATAGTAATAATTGTTTTACCGATCCATCGGCCACATTTAACGCAGCATACTCAATTTTTGATAATAAACTCGGGCACTGGCCAAACAGTCTGCGTCAAAACGGAACTCATCTAAATTCTATTTTTTACACAAATGATCATTTAAAAATTTTAGAAGATTCTATCTATTTTGGCAAAACACGCTATCCTAAATATATCTATCCAATAAAGATCACTCCACACATCGACGAATTTATAGGAGTTAATTTAGGTAGTGGCAATAAGTTAAACGGAGAATATTTTTGGAAACACATGTCCGATGAAGCATTACAAGATGCACGAAATGGGCGGGCGTTAATATTCATCGATTATGCTCAAGAAAATTTTATAGAAAAAGAAACTTATGAAAATTTTCATGAAGCATTACGACATAGTGGAATCCCGAAAGAACAAATAATTTTAGCTTTTAATACATTTAATGGACGAGAACTTTACGAATCTTGGTTTACTCCGGATGAACGAAGATTGAAAGTATGCAATTGGCCATATGTTATGCATGTATCATCATTTTTTTATGATATAAATCCAAATCGAAGATTAGATCAAGAAAGATTTAACAATACTCGTACTATAAAAAGAAAAAATCATTTCTTATTTAAAATTAGAAATTCTAGACAGCATAGGATGGTTCTTCTTTATAAGATGGCTACTGATAATTTATTAATTAAAGGAGACTGGTCTTGCTTAACGCAGTTTCAATTTAACGAGAATGATGTACGGGCATACATTAATACATATAAGTTTGATTTAAACATTGATATTATTAGAGAGTTATGCAATTCCTTACCACAGGTTTTGCAGTCCGAACCCGAAAACAAACATGAATTAGTAAGTGCGTGGACTGACTATAATATTACTCCTCATACCGATTCTTATTTTTATATTTGTACAGAAACCTTTATGCACGGAGATCATAAATCGTTAACCGAAAAGGTCTTTAAGCCGCTTGTAAATTTTCAACCATTTCTATTTTTAGCATATCCGGGAGCATTATCATTATTAAGGAGTCTAGGATTTAAAACATTTTCCCCATTTATAGATGAAAGTTATGACTTAGAACAAAATGAAAATATACGAGTAAATATGATTTTTAAAGAAATTAATAGGTTATGTAATATGAGTAAGGATGAAATACATGAGTGGTACTGGGGAATGGAATCAATTTTAATTCATAACCATCGCCAAGTCTTAGAACTTCATAGAAATGAGACTCGAGGATTAACATTAATAAAATATCTTCATCAGAGAATTAATTCTTAAATAATATACTATGAGTTATTTAAATTTTAAGTGGGTTAAAGATAATTTTATTCAAGATAATTTTACATTTTTTGATATAGGATCGGCTGATTTAGAGGTATCAGTAGGAATAAGACAATTAATGCCCGCTGCAAAAATTTATGCAATTGAAGCAGCCGATCATTGGCATAATTCTAATATATCACGCGCCGGTGAGTATAACATAAATTATTTTAAATATGCTATGTGTGATGTAGACGGAGAAACGTTATTTTATCCTTCATTGACAGAAGGAGATACTCCTCATCCATTCTCGAGCAGTATCTTTGAGTTAAATCCTGCTCCTGATAATAACCCTACAAAGAAAGTATACGGTTCTCCATATATGGTCGAATCTATTAGATTAGAAACTTTTTGTAAGAAATATGATGTAATACCCGATTTTATACATATAGATGTTGAAGGTGCCGAGTTTAAGGTTTTTCAAAATATGGGAATATATAAACCAAAATGTATTTGGGCCGAAGTAGTAGCATTTTCGCATTATAATACCGGTACCACAATTGGTCGGTTTAATCAGTTGATGACACATTTAGGTTATTACCCGGTATACAGTACGCACGGCGATACTTTATATTGTCAAACGGGAGTCGACATTACACCATATATTCCATAAATTATGAATTATAAAAACACATCTTGGCAAGACGTAGAAATATCATACCTTAAAACATTTGACAAACAAGTACCTATATATACTCCTTCTATTTACAGAGAACATAGAGGAGAAATATTTACAGCGTATCATTCTGAAACCCATCCTGTAAAAGAAATATTACCCGATAACATTGTTATACATAATAGATTTTCTAAATCATACCCAGGTGTGTTACGTGGATTACATTATGATAGTAAGACTTGGAAATTGGTACAAGCACTAGTCGGAGATATTTACTTGGTAGTGTTGGATGTTCGAGAAGAGTCGATTACCTACGGTAAATGGGAATCGTATATTATATCTGAAAAAACGAGAGATCAAGTATTAATCCCTCCGGGGTTTGCTAACGGTCATTATGCGTTAACCGATTGTATATTTCATTATAACTTATTTTATACAGGCAAATATGTTGATGAAAATAATCAAGGTATTATTAAATGGAATGATCCTGCGTTTAAAATTGATTGGCCGAATAATGTTCCGGTATTACAGGAAAGAGACCGATGATAAGAAATTTAGATCGTTATCCAATAAAACAAGATATTATTCTCAGTAAAGATGAATTAATTTCGTTTGAAAACTTAATAGTATCGCACTGGGAGAACGCTAAGATACGCGGCCCTGTACATCTATCTCATGGGAATGAAGAAAGTCTTATTGAAATATTTAGGAGAATTGGCAAGACCGATTGGGTATTTTCTACTTGGAGATCTCATTATCATGCCTTACTTAAAGGTCTAGATCCAGCATGGGTAACAGAAGAAATTCTTAATGGAAAATCCATTAGTATTTGCAACATTGACGAACATTTCTATTCTTCTGCGATTGTCGGAGGAAATTTATCTATTGCATTAGGTGTGGCTCAGCAAATTAAAAAAGATCACCGTACTGAAACAGTCTGGTGTTTTATAGGAGACATGTGTTTTGAAAGTGGCATATTTTACGAAGTTCACAAATATGCTAGAAACTTTGAGTTACCATTGTATTTTATTATTGAAGATAATGGTATGTCAACATATACTCCTACAACGACAACTTGGAAAGTTAACCGAGATATACCCTCCGATGTAATATATTATAATTACAATTCAAAATATCCGCATTATGGAACAGGCAAATGGATCGTATTTTAAAATTAGTTTATAGTAATTGGTACTATTA